AAAATCTCAAATTGTTTTACAGGGTTTTCCCTAGTTGACTTAAAATAAATCCAAGGCATATTTACATCTTTCACAATCTGCGATAAACTGTTTGGAAACTGGCTACCTTTAGCGGGGGAAAAGTCGATTCATCACCGACCTGCCTATGTTTCCTTCGTGATGACAACCAATGATGTAAGGTTAGTATGCACTACTATAATTTTCATATAGGCGATTACAAAAGCCACACCCACCACCTTTCTTTAATGGAAGATTTGGCTTACAGGAGATTGTTAGATTTCTACTATCTTCATGAATCACCGATAAAACAACGAGATATTGCTAGACAAATAGGCATGAAAGACCTTGAACAAGAGGTTTTAACAATATTGGATGAGTTTTTTATTTCTACAGAAAATGGATACATTCATACTAGAGCAGATGATGAAATTAGTAAATATCGTAAATTTACTGAGGATGGAAAGAAAGGTGCGGCTATAAGGTGGGCAAAGGGAGGCTATAGCCCCCCTAATGCTACCCCAATAGCAACCAATAACCATAAACCAATAACCAATAACCATATAGATACACCTATCGGTGTTTCTGATTCTGTTTTTCAGGAATTCAAATCTTTAAGAAAAGCCAAGAAAGCCCCTATAACTGAGCGAGCCATTGATGGAATTAGGACTGAGGCTGAAAAGGCAGGCTGGACTTTAGAGCAGGCAATGACAGAATGTTTGGTTCGTGGTTGGACAGGGTTTAAGGCTGATTGGGTTGTCAAGCCTAATATTTCCGACAAGGTGCATCAGACTGTGCCAAGCACATTTGAACGTGACCCTACCTTGGTTGCATTGGATGAGAGTATTAAAAATGCAAAGACTAATCCTGAGATGATTGCCATGATTCGTGAAAAACTTAAAGGCAAAACAATATGATTCCACTTCAAACTATTGATGGCAAAGTGTACATAGAGTCTAATTTTGTTGCGAAAGCGTTTAAACAGGCTCTAAACAGGGAAAGAATAGAATGTGTTAAGTTAGTAGATGCTTACTCAGGAGACAGCGCAAAGACTATTTTTGAGATTATGAAAAGAAAAGAATTGGAGTGGGAAGATGAATTATGAAGACGCAAAACGAATTCTTGACAAACACAAAGAAGGAAGCCACGACTACTCTATGCTCACAATCAATCGAGCCTTATATCTCACAGGAGACATCGTATCGGACTCAGTTAGATTGGCTTGTGAAGTTGGCAAATACGAAAGGTTGGAAAGAGTACACATGGAACAGAACGAAGGAACTGAACGAGATTCAGTTATTCAATGGAATCAAAGACGATTTGGTAAAGATAATGAGGTCACAGAATGACAAGACCAAAGAGTGAAATAACGAATGTTCAATGTACAGTTTGCATTAGGCTGACACCACCACTCAGAGACGAATATAGACGATTGGGTAATGCAAACTGGTTGCGTAAACTACTGGCTCAAAGCATTGAGCAAGAGCGTTTAAACAAGGTTAAACAATGACTATTTGGATTGGCATAGACCCTGCCGCAGTAACTGGTGCATTAGGGGCAATTGACTCAAAAGGTGGGTATATCGACTCGTTTATGATTGAACACAAGGACAAGCACATATTAGCCCTTGCGTTTAAATCTCGCATATTGGGAGTTATTCCACCTGATGAGGATGCCCAAATATGCTGTGAATCAGTCCATGCAATGCCCAAGCAAGGGGTTTCTAGTACATGGGTTTTCGCACGTGCAGTAGGTGTCATATCGGCTGTTTGTGAGTTAACAAGATACCCGTTTCACTTGGTGACACCTCAGAAGTGGAAGGGATACTACGGGCTAACGGCTGATAAAAATGAATCATTAGACATGGCAAGGATGTATTGGCCTGAAGCCAAATTGAAGCTAAAAAAGGATTCACACAGGGCAGAATCGTTACTTATTGCAAACTGGTTAAGGCATCAAATAAATGGCAAAGATTGAGCAAAAACAGAGGATTTTTTATCTTACTGATGCAGAGGTTGAAATATTTAAAAGGGTCGGTGATGGCAACATGAGCGAAGGCGTAAGGGTATCGGCAAGATGGGCAACCCACTTTTTTAATATTGGATTGACAACTGATATTGACTTGAATTATGTTGGGCTGATAACCATAGCAGACAATGAACATGAATAATATGCCACTAGAATCGATTTTAAGGCACTTTAGAGACGTTTTTTTTGGGTTTACTTGATACCCTACATTGAAATAAAATAATCGCTTAAAAGTGGTTTAATTTTAGGCAATAAAAAACCCACCGAAGTGGGTTGTAAGTAAGTGTTTACTAATTTAATTAAATGATCGCATTCTGACAAAATAAGGCGCATAAAAACTGCGGTCTTCATTTCGACCCCTGCCGCTCATGTCGATCACTGACAAAACGACTTGACTAAAGCAATATTTTTGCGCTGTTTCTTTTTTTATATGACCAGCAAATACTCGCATTTTTGAGCCGTTTGGGGTATTTGAAAAACAATATGATTTTTTGATATAACTCATTTTGAAACCTTTCGAAGGATGATTTTTAAGAGTAGGGCAATGGCGGCATAAAGCATGTTTAAACACTTTCAATGTTGGCGATAAACAATGGAATCATCGGTTTCACCGATTAAAACCCCCTCATCTGCCAAATAGTCCAGAACCTTTGACTTATGGTCTTGTGACTCATCGTCAAGGGTTTTATCGTGAAGCAAATAATCGTTGGCTATTTCTTGCCATGTGGCCTCTGCGAACTCGCAACAAATAGCGATAACATCTAACTCGAATTCCTCGCCATCTTGTTCACAATCTTCAAAGTAATCAAATAAGACGGCTAAACCCTCATAAGTAAAATTATCGGGTCTTAATTGTGAAAATGCGGTTCTAAAATCGTGAATTGATACAGTTGTTTTCATGTTTACACCTATAAGAAAATTAAACTATGCTAAACATAGCCCCTGCGAATTGCAGGCCATAAACCCCTCTTTTGAAGGGTTTACAGTCTGAAATTAAGCCTCTACTGGTTGATTTTCTACTGGTTTTACAGTAGGTCTATTGCACCATGCAGGGATATTAGGGTTTATACAGTTGTCACGCATGGGCATGATGATTCCAATAAATAAATCGGTGCAGTCCAAGGCAACTAACCCGCTATCGTTGCCTCTTTGTTTAAAAGATACTGCTACACCATTTGGATTTTTATTGCCCGATAAATCCGCCGCACAATCGTGAAATGCCATAACATAATTAGGATTGTATGTGCTTGGTGCAATTTGGGAATCATCTAGGTTTTTTGGCATTACTTGGTCGCATTTGGGGAAATTACCCTCTAACACCCCAAATGTATAAGTAGTGCTATCCATGCCAATAACTGTAATTTTTGCCCCGTCTACTGTAAAGAATAGGGTTTCCTCACCTTTTTTACCCGTTGCCGCTAATGTCTTAATTGCATCATTAGGGATAATGACACTACATTGTGTCTCGCATGGTGTTTCATCTATCAATAATCGGCCTAATATATGACCATTTGTAGCCTCTAAGTAAGTACCCCGATTATTTTGCACTACATGGATACCCTGCAAATAATAACGTATATCTTTAATTGCAGAAAATCTAGATAATGCTTTTAATTGTTTGCGTTGAATTGTGAATTTCATTTTTTACACCTTTTAAACCCTGCAAAAGTACAGGCCAAAGGGTACGTTATACCCTTCAGTCTAAACTCTTTCAGTTGTAAATAGTTAAAATGATGCCAAGTGCAAGCGAAGCCAGCAGGCAAGCCAAAAGAGTGATTTTATCGGTTTTATCCATGATGTTTAAACGCCTATTTAGTTGATTGATTGATACTGATTATTGTTAACCAGTACAGATAATATAACGTCACTACTATTTAAAAGATACTAGGATAAACCCTATGTTTTCCCATTATTTATACTATGATAAACCCTAGTAGATTAAAGTATTAAGTAATTGATTAAATAATTTATATATCTAAAAGTAATAAGGACTATAGATAAGGGTGCATCAATCATATATAGACTCAAATGCGAATGATTCTCATTTGCAATAACCTACTGTTGCATAAATACAACTGTATATTCTTACAGTAGTAGTAACCCTATGAGTGTTAACCCTGTCAGGGTAAACCCTATGAGGGTAAACCATTAAGGGTTTGTATGGGGGGAGGGGGTGGTCAAGGCGTGAAATATTTGTGGGAGCCTCCTACCCACACGAGAAGGTAAAATTAGACTTTTACCCAAACAAGCCAATCCTGATTTAGAAAAGAAGATGAAACTGGTGTTTCAGACAGATGTAAGACATTACCCGTATGTGGGTGTATCTCAAAAAAGAGATGAGCCTCTTGTTTATCCCCTAAGATTAGGGTAACTCGTTAGAGTTCTAAGTTACTATTAGTTTGTCAGACTAAGAGTTCAGACTACTTTGCCCCGTTTGTTTGTTAACTACTAGAGACTCGTCTGATTCACTACGTTTATCCCAATTGGTCGGCTCTACCGCATGGAGGGGTGGGTGATGCCCCCAGTTGTTTAATATTATAGGGGTTTACCATTATTGTCAAACAATGTATATTACGTCTACTTCCCTATTGGATAAAAGTATGAACGCCTACGATGCACTCCCTGAAAAAATAAAGAAAAAAAGTGGTAGACCAAAGGGTTCTGTTGACTTCAATAAGATGACGATGAGTAAACTGGCAAACCATCCTATCGTCTCTTTACCCAAGACTGAGATACAAAGAGTCAGAGAACTGAAAGACCTTTTGTTAAATAGCGCAGGTAGTGGAGTGGTTCAAAAGGCAGTTGACATTGCCTTGAATGACGAACACCCCTCTCAGATGGCGGCAATCAAACTCTGTATGGATAGGATGCTTCCCGTTTCACTATTTGAAAAAGAAGGTAAACAGAGAAATGCCGTGACTATTAATATTACTGGGATAGGTGGCTCACCCATTGAGCCTGTCATTGTTGATGAAGTAGAAGATGTAGAGGATAAGAATGTCTGATTTAAACTTCTCACTCCTTCCTTGGCAACAAGAAGTCTTTGCTGATAACACAAGGTTTAAAGTGGTTGCCGCAGGGCGTAGATGCGGTAAATCAAGGTTAGCGGCTACTGCACTCATCATTGAGGCACTTAAATGCCCTGCTGGTTCTGCCGTTCTCTATGTTGCTCCTACCAATGGTCAGGCTCGACAGATTATTTGGGATGTATTGCTCGACATTGGGCGAGATGTGATTCAGTCTAGCCATATCAATAACATGGATATAACGACAATCAATGGGGCTAAAATCTATGTCAGGGGTGCTGATAGACCCGATACCCTTCGTGGTGTGTCCCTAACCTATGCGGTTTTGGATGAGGTAGCAGACATTAAACCTGAAGCATGGGAACAGGTAATTCGTGCTTCATTGTCCGACAAAAAAGGTCGGGCATTATTTATTGGGACTCCAAAAGGGAGAAACTGGTTTTATGACCTGTTTAAATTGGGTCAGACAGAAGAAGATGATGATTGGAAAAGTTGGCACTTTACAACAAAGGATAATCCCCTGATTGACCCAACTGAGATAGATGGGGCAAAGAAAACCTTGAGTTCCTTTGCGTTTAAGCAAGAGTATATGGCTTCCTTTGATAACGCAGGGAGCAACATCTTTAAAGAAGAATGGATTAAATATGGCGAAGAACCTGAACACGGCAGTTACTTTATTGCAATCGACTTGGCTGGCTTTGAAGAAGTGGCTAAACAAGCGGCTAACTCGAAGAAAAGACTAGATGAGTCTGCCATTGCTGTGGTTAAGGTCACAGAGGATGGCAAATGGTTTATCAAAGAGATTGTGCATGGGCGGTGGGATATTCGGGAGACTGCCGCCAAGATACTGATGAAGATGCGAGATTACCGCCCAATTAGTATAGGAATTGAGCGTGGAGCATTAAAAAACGCAGTTTTACCATATTTATCTGACCTAATGCGTAAAAATAATGTATATTCGCATATAGTTGACTTGACTCATGGCAATAGGAAGAAGGCTGACCGAATCATTTGGTCACTTCAAGGGCGGTTTGAACACGGGCGTATTGTGTTGAATAAAGAAGAAGACTTTGATGACTTCAAAGACCAACTTCTAATGTTCCCATCACAAGGCGTACACGATGATTTGCCCGATGCCCTGTCCTACATAGACCAGTTAGCCGTCACTTCTTACTACGAAGGTGAAGAAGATGAAGATTGGCAACCAATGGACATAATTAGTGGGGTTTAAATGGCTACCAAAAAAGAACCGAAACTAGAACAAAACGAGTTTTACGAACCAACTGATGCTGACAAAGACTTAGTTCAGTTTGTTGTTGACCATTGCGACAGATGGCGTGAATATCGTGACTCTAACTACCTACCCGATTGGGAGGAATATGAGCGTATCTTTCGTGGTCAATGGGCTGAAGAAGACAAATCTAGGGAGTCTGAGCGTTCACGCATCGTAACCCCTGCCACACAACAGGCAGTTGAGACTCGTCATGCTGAAATTATGGAAGCCATTTTTGGACAAGGTGACTTCTTTGACATTGAAGACAATATCCAAGATGTAAATGGAACTCCTATTGATGTGGGTATGCTTAAAAAGCAACTCATGGAAGACTTCAAGAAAGACAAGATTAGAAAGTCTATTGACCAAATTGAATTGATGGCTGAAATCTACGGAACAGGCATTGGAGAAGTTGTTGTTAATACTGAGAAAGAGTATGTCCCTGCAACTCAACCGATTGCTGGTCAACAAGGACAAGCCGCTATCGGTGTAATGGAAAGAGATAGGATTTCTGTCAAGATTAATCCCATTAATCCTAAGAATTTCATATTTGACCCTAATGGGACAAGTATTGAAGACTGTATGGGCGTGGCTATCGAAACTTTTGTATCAATCCACAAGGTTGTGGCTGGCATTGAGTCAGGAATGTATCGCAAGGTTGATATTGGCTCGACTCCTGATGACGAAGATTTAGAAGCAACCCAAGAGATTAGTCAGTTTAAAGACCAAAAAGTTAAACTAATGAAGTATTTTGGGCTTGTCCCCCGTGAATACTTGGACAACCTAGAAGACAACAAAGATGTTGCCGACTTATTCCCCGAAGATTCACAAGCAGATGACTATTCTGACCTTGTAGAGGCAATTATTGTCATTGGTAACGACAATCTGTTACTCAAGGCTGAAGAAAATCCTTACATGATGAAGGATAGACCGATTCTGTCCTATCAAGATGATACTGTTCCTAATAGACTGCTTGGCAGAGGCACAGTTGAGAAAGCATACAATATGCAAAAGGCTATGGATGCTCAAATTCGTAGTCATTTAGATTCTCTTGCGTTGACCACTTCACCTATGATTGCAATGGATGCGACAAGGCTCCCAAGAGGTGCAAAATTTGAGGTGAAACCCGGAAAAGCCATTATGACCAATGGTGCTCCTAGTGAAATTCTGTATCCTTTTAAGTTTGGACAGACAGATGGAAACAATCTTGCAACTTCTAAAGAGTTTGAGAGAATGTTACTTCAAGCTACGGGTACGCTTGACTCAAATGGGATGGTATCTCAAGTCAGTCGTGATGCTGGTCAAGGCGGTATGTCGATGGCGGTGGCTTCTATTATTAAGAAGTACAAACGCACTTTGGTCAACTTTCAAGAAGATTTTTTAATTCCGTTTATCAAAAAAGCGGCCTTCCGCTATATGCAGTTTGACCCCAACAGATACCCTTCTGTTGACATGAACTTCATTCCAACTGCAACCCTTGGAATTATTGCTAGAGAGTACGAACAACAGCAATTTATTGCGTTGTTACAGACCCTCGGTCCAAATACTCCTGTGTTGCCATTGATACTCAAAGGTATTTTGGCTAATTCATCAATGACTAACCGCTATGAGATGATGGCGGCATTGGATGAGATGAGTAAACCTGACCCACAGGCTCAACAGATGCAACAAGCTCAACAACAGTTGGCAATGCAAGCGGCACAGGCTCAAATTGCTGTACAAACTACTCAAGCAGAGCAAAATAGAGCAGAAGCCACTAAATTGATGACTGAAGTTCAGATGATGCCAATGGAAATACAAGCCAAAGCAATGGCAGCAAACACTAAGAACTTGCCCAACCAAGATGACTTGGCTTCCCGTGAGTTTGACAAACGAGTTAAGATTGCAGACTTGATGCTGAAAGAAGCAGACATCAAGAACAAATCTAAAATTGTTGAACTACAAATGGCAGATAAAGTTAATGCTCAATCCAAGGTGAAACAAGATTTCTTGACTAAACTTACCGATGGACTAAAGCAAAATGGCTAACATCAAAGACCTCATTCAAAGCATTGAGGCGGCAGACTCATCCTTTGATGAGAAGTTAGCCGCTATCAATCAGATGGAGGAAACTCTTGTTGCGATGAGAGCACAAGAGGAGCAAGCAGTTCAAGACAATGTAGACCTGATTGTTGAAGCCATCAAAGTGATGGAAAAGAAGGTTTCTGAGCAACTAGAAGTTGCCAAATCCATTGTTCCTGAAAAGGGTGACAAAGGTGACAAGGGCGATAAAGGACTAGATGGTAAAGCAGGTCAAAATGGTCGTGATGGTCGTGACGGCATTAATGGGAAAGATGGAGTAGATGGGTCTGATGGGGTATCTGTAACAGATGCTCACATTGATTTTGATGGTTCACTCGTTATTACCTTGTCCACAGGAAAAGAATTAAATGTGGGTGAGGTTGTTGCCCCTGAGTTGGCTGAAAAGATTAAGTTAGTGACTTCAGGTGGTGCAGGTACTGTACTTCCTGCTCAAACTGGCAATGCTAATAAGTATCTAAAGACTGATGGAACTAATTTATCTTGGTCAACTGTAACTGGTGGTGGTTCAGGAACTGTTACAAGCGTTGCAGCTTCTGTTCCAACGGGTTTGACAGTTAGTGGCTCTCCAATAACTACAAACGGAACTTTGGCTATTGGTTATACGGCTGGTTACGCAATACCTACAACTTCTAGTCAAAGTAATTGGGATACTGCTTACACAGACAGATTAAAGTGGGATGGTGGTGCAACTGGATTGGTTGCGGCAACGGGTCGAACTTCTTTAGGTTTAATTATTGGTACTGATGTACTTGCACCAACAGGTTCAGCCGCATCACTTACATCGTTTCCTACATTAAATCAAAACACAACGGGTTCAGCCGCAACTCTTACAACTGGCAGAACAATAGCAGTTACGGGAGATTTGGCATACACAAGCCCAAGTTTTGATGGCTCGGCAAATGTGACTGCCGCAGGCACATTGGCAACTGTAAACACCAATGTTGGTTCATTTACAAATGCAACTCTTACAGTTAACGGCAAAGGTTTAATAACTGCCGCATCAAGTGGAACAGCACCAGTTACCGATGTAACTGCAACAAGTCCTGTTGCATCCACAGGTGGTGCAACACCAGTTATATCTATGCCTGCCGCTACTACTTCTGTAAGCGGTTACTTAACTTCTACTGACTGGACTACGTTTAATAACAAGGGTAGCGGGACTGTAACATCCGTAGGCGGCACAGGAACAGTTAACGGCATCACGCTCACAGGCACAGTCACATCAAGTGGTAATCTGACTCTTGGCGGTACATTAGCAAACGTCAGCCTTGCAACACAAGTAACAGGAAATTTGCCCGTAACCAACCTTAATAGTGGTACAAGTGCTTCGGCTACAACATTTTGGAGAGGTGATGGCAGTTGGGCAACTCCAGCAGGGTCAGGAACAGTAACAAGCGTAGCGGCAACAGTACCTTCGCTTTTATCTATTAGTGGCTCACCTATAACATCATCAGGAACTCTAGCTATTACATATAGCGGAACTGCTTTGCCAATTTTAAATGGCGGTACAGGTCAAACAACGGCAGGTGCGGCTTTTAACGCTTTGTCTCCAATAACAACAACAGGCGATTTGATTATTGGAAACGGAACTAATAGTGCAACTAGGCTTGCTATTGGTGCAAGCACTTATGTTTTAACATCTAACGGAACTACGGCTACATGGGCGGCGGCAAGTGGTGGGGGTAGTGGATTAACACAACCCGAAGTTTTAAAAAGAGTTAGTTTGCGTCTATGATTATTGATTCAACCCAAACGCTTGAAATTTTGCTTGGTGGCGCAGTTGCTAC